TGCTTGCAATAGTTACATCACCCGACACAGCCACAGGATTAAAGTTACTTCCATCAGCAACCATAATGTGACCAGAGGTATTTGTACCCATAGTCAGGTCATCACCAGATATGGTTAAGTCACCAGCTATTGTTGCATCGGCACCAGAAAAAGTTAATGCTGTTGTAGTGCCTGACTTTATTATGAGATTACCAGATGTGTTTGTTAAAGAGCCATAGGTTGTCCCTGCATCTTTCAAGAACACATCACCGCCATCTGCATCAAGCACGATGTCTGTGCCAGCATCAAGAGTAATTGTGCTGCTGCTATCTATTTCTTCAATAATGGGTGTGGTGAGAGTTTTGTTAGTGAGAGTTTGTGAGCCAGCTAGTGTAGTAACCGTGCTGTCAATAGCAAAGGTAACAGCGTTGCCAGAACCGCTGGTATCAATACCTGTGCCACCTGTAAAGGTAAGAGTTTCACTATCTAGGTCAATGTTCAACGCACCGCCTGAGTCTGCCTGAAAATCTAAATCTTCAGCAGTAATCTGTGAGTCTACATAAGCCTTAATAGATTGTTGTGTAGCAAGATGAGATGCACTATCCGAAGACATATCGTCTTCATCCTTGATAGATGTGCCGCTAATCGTGCCATTAAGAACTGCGCTTGTTAATGTTTTGTTTGTAAGAGTTTTAGTTGTAGCAGAAAGATATGTGTCAAATGTATCAACACTTGTATGCCGCATTGTGCCAGCATCGTTAGTTACAATACCATCACTACCAGCTACGGCTGTAGTGCCTACGGATGAACCACCATCCATAAGATTAAGTTCAGCACCTGTTACAGTTAATGCTGTGCCGTTAAGATTAATTGCATCTATGTTTGCAGTGCCATCAATAAATAAGTCTTTGAACTTTTTACTGCTAGAACCAAGGTCAATGTCATTATTTGTGGTAGGCTCAATCACACCATCTTTAACAACAAACTGTTCTGTAGATGAACTGGATACGTCAATACTAAATTCTATTTGATTGTTGCCATCATCAACAACAACTTTGTTAAGAGGACTTGCAACACCGGGGTCTCCAATCAATCCAATGACTGGACCTTCGGCTGCAGTGCCATCATGTTTGTGTCCTGTGGTATTTACAAAAGCTGCTAGTATCTGATTAAATTCATCATTACTATCGGCTGCTTGGATAACATCACCGTCACTAAATGTGGATTGTCTGGTATAACCTGCCATAAATTATCTCCTTGCGTCAGCCTGAAACTCTAGTTGAAAACCTTTTAAAGAATACGGAATAGATGTGCCTCTATCATTCACACGTAGTGCCATTGCAAAGCCACTACCCTCTACAGGTTGTCTAATTATTGGGTTTATGTTACCACCATAAGTAGCTGTACCATATAAAGAGGAACCATAAACAGCTACCACTGACGTACTATTAAATGGATATGCTGCAGGTCTAGGGGCATTACCTGTTTCATAATCATATCTAAGAAACAAATCCGCGTTTACGAGACCTTCTGGTGCATAATTTATAGTTACTCTTTGAAATCTTTTTCGTATGCCAGCATCACCCATAATAAAATCTGGAGAGCGATATTTGCCAGTTACGTCACTACCATCAAAGTTGTTGCCTTTTTCTTGACGATAGACAAATCCGTCAAAGTCTCCGTGTAATATTATACTATCACCTGAAACAACTATACTATCTGTGCTATTTGCTCGTATACCTCGTAAGTCTGCAAACTCGTAGTTATTTATTTTGCGAACACAAATTAAACCTTTTGTTGTGTTTCTAGGGGTGCTGGCATTTGAAAAGAAAATCCTGTATTGAGTTTTGTCAGGTATAACAACGCTATTAAATTCATCTACATCAGACACTCCTGCAAATCTTTCTTGTACAGGTTTACTAATTGTGCCTAGCTCAACATCCCCAATTTTTTCCGTGCCTGCAATAGTTCGCAAACCATCTTTACTTAAGAAGACAACATCCCCTGCAAACTCTTGTATAGTAAAACCGTTAGAGCAACCTATCTCGCGTGTTATGGGTTGAACAGTAAAATCAGCTATTGTATTTCCTGCTAGTCTAAATATTCTTTCTTCACAGAAAATATATAAAAAGTCTCTAAACGGAACTAATCCAGTTATGGGACTATCTACACCTATAGTGCCTGCACCGTTTGCTACAGAAAAATCATCATCAGTAAATGGTGCAGTAAATACTAACTCTTGTGGGTTACTTGACATGCCTGCAAAAAACAAGGCATCTTTAAATCCTGTAACGATGGATGGGTCTGCTGGTGCGCCTGTGCCTGTTAAATCTGTAACTGTTGTATTATCATACTTAGATGCTGGGTTAGACCCGTCTGCCCACACTATAAAATCGGTGCCTGCTAAATTATATCTGAAAAATGTATATCTACCTGCGCTTGTTCTACCTGAATCAATTTGTGTCCAACTACCTGTAGTACCGCCTTTGTGTACCTTGCCGCCTCTAGCTGCAAGCACGTTACCTTTAAAATATGCTGACATTAAAATAGGCTCAGAAGCACTTGCATCTTGCGGAACTATATTACTGTTCCATTTTTGATAGCCAGATATTCTTCTATAACCACCTGTAATAGACGGCTCAAAGTTTTCTAACTCTGTGGCCGTACCCGGTTGTTGTGCAAATGGAGTTTGGTCTAAGACTAACCCACCCTCACATGCAAATATAAATGGATTAACGCCAGATGCATCTGCCATTTAAAACTCCTAAAATGTAGCTACGTTAATACCATATCTTTGCGAGTGTGGCATATATGTTGACCTAACATAATCTGTTCTATTCAAAAGAATAGATTGCATATGCTTTATGCCCTCTTCAAACCTACTAAAGTTTAGTCCATACTGCTGCGCTTCGCCTCTGTACTGATAGCCATACGCAGTAGCACCATCTGCGATAACTTGCCTAAACTGCTCTGGTATAGTGGGAACATCTGTGGCTGCAGTTAAGGCTGTAGGGCGAGAGTATCTTTCATACTTTAATTCAAATGCTTTATCGGGAAAAGGGTATAAGCCATAGTTGTTATCAGGTGTACGAAATACATACGTAGGAATACCACCTGAACCGCCTGTTGTTTCTTGGTCTATAAATCTATCTACATATTCTTTGTAATCAAGAACTCTTAAAGTAACGCCTGCTGTTCCCAGTGTATCGTCTTTGCTTATACGAAAAGTTTCGTAGTCTACGTGTTGTGTCCCTGCAGGTACAGTATAACGAGTTTGACTTGCAACTAATGTTTCAGTGTGTGTTGCATGACTAAAAGGCCAGCCATACTCTCGTTGATTAATATAATTAATGGCATCGTTTACTGCGTTTTGACACTGTATCTGAAACCCTCTAGCAGATGTGAAATTAGATGCTGTTAGGGCTGGCTCATTCATACGAGCAAGAACTTCATTTGTCAAACCAAGGTAATCGTATGCCATAGCAAATCCTTTAATGAAAGTGAGGGGGCAAGTTGCCCTGCCCCATCACGTTATGTTATGCGAGTGTGTCGCGGTCTACCTCATCGGCGGTCAATGAACCGGGGTCATCGACATCCATGCAGACAGCAAACATGCGGATTTTACCGCCTGTTGTCGTACCTGTCATTGCTTGGATTTCAACATCAATGGTATCTGAAGTGCCGCCAATAAGAACAGGAGTTTGTCCTGCCTTAAATGCGTAGTCACCTACAGATGCGCCATCAAAGTCGAATCCGTCAACAAAGTTGTCCAAGTCCCCACCAGTAACACCAAAGTCAAAATCTGTGTCGGTAGAAGTACCAGCGTGAGCTTCAGTAACTTCAAAACCAGCACACATGATGAGTGTATTAGCTGGGATAGTCAGACCCGGAATCACATCGTTAGCAGCAAGGGCAGTACCCTTATCTGTAACAGCTTGTGAGAAATCCAACTCTGCTGAAAGCAGGTAAGGTTTACGACCACGTGCATCATTTCCACGTGCTACAGAAGTAGTATTATCACCTAAAGCCATAATTCAGTCTCCCTTACGCCAAGCAATAAGCCGCAGTTGCGATTGCTTCAGGACGAAGAATCTTGCGGCCATACAGATGCATACCACGGACGATATCAGCAAAGCTGTCCGGGTCGCGATAAGTCTCAGTCTTGTTAATCTGCTCTGCAGTTGCAACAGCAGAAGAATGACCAGCCACGATTATGCCCATGTTTGACGTGTTAGGACCGCCTGTAGTTGCAGGGCCAGTACCCAGCGAAGGCAAGTTGTTAGACGAATAAACTTGGAAACCGTGAAGGTTGTTTATTACAAGACCATTCTGAAGACCAGAGCCACCAAAGTCGGAGTTCAGAAGACGTGAATCTTCATCCTTCAACACCTCAATGAAAACTGGGTCAAGAACGAGCCAGCGTCCTTGGGTATCAACATTTTGTTGGTCCATCAGACGTGACATACGTGCAATGATTTGCAGCGGGAATGCGTTACCAGCAGTGCTGGACTTAGCAGCCGTTGCGCCACCTGCACGTGGCTCAATACCAATACAGTTGTTTGCAGAACCTGCAGAACCAGATGTATTAGTAAAGTCAGATGCGTCCAAAGACATAGACGCAAGCAATTCAGCACCAACAAGGTTAGCACCGCTAGAAGCAGTAGTTACAGCTTTGCTACCATTAACAGAAGTGTTAACAGCATTAGGTGCGCCATGAATGGCTGATTGCTTAAAGCCTGACAGATAGCCAAGAACTTCTTGGTCCATCTGGTCAGCGAGGCGATACGCAGCACGGTCACTTGCCAAAGATTGGAAGTTTACGTGTGAGTGTGCCTCTTCGATGTCGTCAACCTTAAATGCAAAGTAGTTAGCTTTGTCAATAGTAAGGTTGAAATCTTCATCGTCAAGGTCTTGCGGCGTGATAGTAGTACCACGTGCATATTCCTTGACGGTGATTTCCGGTTCTTTGATAATCTTAACGGAATCACCCATTTGCGCGATTTCACCAAAGTAGTCATTATTGGTGATTGCTTCAACAATAGATGCCTTGCGGAAAGCAAGCTGCACCTGTTTGCTGTATATAATGGGAGAGAAATTACCATTAGGAAGATTACCATAACCAGCAGCAGTAGTAAATGCCATGATTAAATCTCCGTTTAGCATTATTTTACAGATGCAAACTCACAAGACTATTAGAGGCTGATTTGCTTGGGTGTGACTGTACGGGTCAGGCCAAGGTCTTCAGGTAATCCGTAAGACTTTGCTGTTTGCGACATTCAGTGTAACAATGTTGCGCAATAAAGTTACACTAATCTGACTATAGTTATACTGATATACAACTATTTGTCAACACTTTTTTCTTTCGGCACTTCAATAAAGTTCATATTCATGCTGAAAGACCTACGCTCACCCTTCGTGTAGAAAGGATATACGCAGTGAAATAGTTGTGAAGGGAATACATAGAAGTCACCCACTTGGGGTTTGACTACAAAGTTTGTACAGGTATATCCTGATGGTGTGCCTGATGCAAACTGTATGTGTCCATTAGCAGGATGATGGTCTTTGTAGTCCTCTTCCCACTCTTCTTCTATACCTTCGGGTAGCTGCAGATAACCTACACAAGACAATCTTGACCCTGTGTGTATATGCAATGGGTTGTATTCGTTTTCAAATTGTCTAACAAACCAACCTGAAATTACCTGCAGTCCATAATTATAGTTTTCTACATCTAATGATTTTGCTCCAAGAGAATTTCGTATTTCTGAGTAGGCTTGATATTTACCTACAAATTGTCCCAAACCCTCTTGTGCAATCTTTATTATTTCATCATCAAATGCTAGCTCTGCTTTTACTTTGCCTACTAAATTATCTGAATAGTCTTCTAATCTATCAGACATTTTACTATTCAAACTTTCGACTAACTCATCTGGCATACGATAATATCCCATAGTTGGACCGAAAGGAGCAAAGAGTTCCATTTCTTTTTGTGGTTTATATATGATACTCATCGTGCAGAACCGCTTACATCATATACAAACTTACCAGAGCGAATAGCTTCCATGATTTCATCAGAATGCTTTTCGTATTCTTGTGCAGACATTCTCTGTACCTCTGACTCTTTTATGTATGTAGAAGTCTCATCCTGCTGTGGCTTACTTCTTGAGTTTTTGGTTGATACAGACTTAGCTGCAGCCTTATCTTCTTTAGGCTTTTCCTTTTTATCTTTAAGCCCCATATCAGCTTTGTACAAGTCAATGGCTCTAGCAGCGGAACGTGCATCGTTGTCATTGTCGTACAGCGCATCTTGTACCCACTTAGGCTGTTCTTCTGCCCAGTTGTGAAACTCATCGCTGTCACGTATCTCACCAAAGTCAGGATGTATACGCATTAGTTCTGCTTCAGCTTTTTCTTTAGTAGCACTAGACTGCAACTCATCAATTGCTTTCATTCTTTCTTCAAGGGCAGTAGATTGCTCACGTGCCTTCTTCATAGCAATTGTTTCTACTATCGCTGCCACATCTGGATATTCTTTTGCCCACTCTTCAATGTCTTCATCAGACTTAGGCAACTGCATTTCTTTCTGTGCAGCTTGGCTTAGTTGT